CAGGCGCAGGTGCAAAGCGCTGCACCACCGACAAGCGGCTCTGCCGCAGCAGGAAGTGGCACAGGAAAGAAGCGAGGTAAGAAATAAAGTCCGCAACGTGTAGGACAATGCGTGACAAGAAGGATTTATCCTGCGAGCCACCCTTTTGGAAGGATGTTACCGTTATTTTCAAAGACTTTTCCTTACAATATAAACCCACATGTGAACACTCCTCATGGAATTTTGGAGTCCGGTTATTGATTCTGTCCCTGTTTGTGGGACTCATCGCCAGTGTATTCGGCGGATTACCTGCTACCGCCGTCACGGTCTTGTTCGGTTTCCTTACCGCTCTCGTCATTATCATTACCACCGAGTATCAGGCGCGTAAGGAAGGTGAATACAAGGGACTCCCTTACATTGTGAATGTAGACCCAGACCACTATCTGAAAACGATGAAGGAACAGCCGCCGCCCATTCAGCCCATTGTCATGGAGGAGGGGTTTGTCAATGGAGGAGCGGCCCCAGGCAGTGCGCAGCCGCATGACCCCACGGGTTTTACGGAGGTAGATGCCTATCCCTATTCGGGCCCCGCTCTTCCTGAGTACACACCGCCGACCGCGCGCAATCTCTTTATGAATGTGCTCCTGGAGGAAATCAAGTACAATCCTGGACGCCCTGAAGCGGCTCCTGTGGACAATCCGACGGTGAAGCAGACATTTGACGATTATTTCCGTGTGCAGTGGTTCTCGGATCCAACCGATGTCTTTGGCAAGAATCAGAGCCAGCGTCAGTTTGTGACGCAGCCCTCTACCACGGTGCCGAATGATCAGGGTGCCTTTGCGGATTGGCTCTACAAGATTCCTGGCAAGACCTGTAAAGAGGGGGGACGCGAGGCATGTCTCGCGGGTACAGACGGCGGTCCCATTCCTTGGCTCAACCAGGATTCGTAAGTGGTTACATATAGTTAAAACTAAATATAACATGGTTATATCCATTTTAACTTATTCGTTTAGGGTAAAATCAACATTTAGGACCGTGAACCGTGGAGCCAATTCAAAGGTAGAGAGAACCTTGTAGTGGATACTGGTGAGACCATTTGTTTGTGTCTTTTGTTCTAATTCCTGAAAGTGTAGGCGTGTGTTTTCCTTTGCTGTCGCTGTCTCTTTTGGTGCATTTCGTTCGTGATTGGGAAGAATACAGCGTTTGGTATCTTCCAGTGAAACGATATTGGTTTCATCAATCGGTATCTGTTGAGCCGTTGCACGATACCGAATGGTAACATCTTCAATTCCCCACCCCCAATAATTTGGGAAACCATTGACACGTTCAAACTCTTCCTTCCAAAAACAACAGACACCGCCAAGATTTTCATGGGGAAGACCGAGTGAATGGCGAATGCCCCCTTTTTGTGCGTCGTAGGGTATGGAACCCCAATACGTAGGATACGTGTCCACATCGTGAAAGACAAACAGCCCATCAGGGCGTGTTTTACATACCTCTAAGAAGCCAATATTATTCATTGCACCACGATTGAATTCTCCTGGATGAATCTGATGGACTACATAAAAATGGGCATCCACCTCTTTTCCTTCAAGGTATGTGGTAAAACGTCGAACAAACTCATCTAAATGTTGCTTACGATTACGATAGGGTATGATAAAATTATACTTCATTATTTTATCTTAACCTATTTGACTTTTAAGCACTATATGCACCCTAACTCCAATACTGCCATATCCTGGAGAAAATACCTTCACGATGTATAATCATCGCTTTCTTTGTCTGAATCACCGCTGGTGCTAGTACCATAGGCGGAAGACTCATTGGTGGGCAAATCGTGTTACCTGTTGTGGGCGATGGTCTGGGAGAATCCACATAGTGCGTAGAATAGTTAGCGGAACAGAGGTGCGACATGATTCCACTACTACCGCTCGCGATTTTATGCTCAACCTTGTTACATCGTACTACAGCAGTCTAAAGCTACAAGCAGCCTACTAGGTAATGATTACCATTGGTATTATCGGTGGCGGCTTTGTGGGAAAGGCAACCAAGTTGTTTGAAAATGAACATGTGGTGGCGAAGGTATATGATATTGATCCCTCTCGTTGCTCGGATGGAGTTCGTGCGTTGACTGACCTCGTGGACTGCGACCTCTATTTCATTTGTGTGAATACCCCCATGATTCAGGAAACTGGTGAGTGCTATACCAAGATGGTGGAGGATTGTATTACTAGCGTTCGCACCACACTGAATACCACGCGTATCATTGTACGTTCCACGGTTCCTGTTGGATTTTGTAAAAAGAATGACGTGATGTTTATGCCCGAATTTCTAACAGAAAAGAATTGGAAAGAGGATTTCCTGACATGTAAGAATTGGTATGTTGGTGTTGATCATGATGCAAACGGAATTTGTGATATCATTCAACGTCTGTTTGCCGTTTCCTTCCCCGATGCGACACTCCATATTCTAACCACGGAAGATTGTGAACTCATCAAATACTTCCGAAATGCCTTCCTGGCCACCAAGGTCGGATTCTGCAATGAGTTTGCCTCCTTCTGCAAGGCGAAACAGGTGGATTACGATGTTGTTCGCCGTTTCGCCACGGAGGATTCGCGCATCGGTATCTCCCATACTAGTGTACCAGGTCACGATGGACATTATGGCTTTGGAGGGCATTGTCTACCCAAGGACGTTTCCTCGTTGCTTTATCAAATGAATGCCCTAGGGGTGGGAGCACCGATTCTCTCTTCCGTGAACAAGCGGAATGTGGAGATAGACAGGAAGCAGAAGGACTGGTCTCAGGATGTGGGACGGGCCGTTATCTAATTCTTGCGGAGCTGCGTGGTCAAACGCGGTTTCGGCCGACATTGAAAGCGCTTCAGGGTCTTTCCCTTTGTCTGTAGAACGGATGTCACGCAGATAGCAATCGCTGCCTTCTCCTTCCCTTTAGAGGACCGGTTCTTCTGCGAAGGGCGAAGCTTGACCGTTTTTCGGACTTTCTTGATGCACCGACAAAAGTTGGCAGCAAGGGATTGCGGAGGGCTCATTCTTTTTGGAACTACTATTTTTTTATACCCTAGTAGTTCAGAGATAAATGGAGATTAACCGTCTAACCCATTCACGTGATGACCTCTGTGGTATCCAGTCATTCTATGCGCAGTCGGTCGGTCCTGGCCGTTATATGACGACTAATTTAGTCCCCAAGGCTACCGGCGTTAACCCGATGGCTACTGACCAACTACTCATCTACCCCCGTGAAGGATACGGATACAACAACGCCTCCATTGATGCCGACTCCATTCTTCGCAATCAAATTGCTTTCAAGAACAACCGCTGTCAGATTCGCCCGCAGGCTCGCCCCTTCATGACGGTTCCCTACATGGCAGGCGGCAATCCGTCACGTGACGTGGAAAGCCTCCTTCTGCACTCCGAACAGGTCCGTATGGGTAAGGAGTGTGGTACAGTCACGGAGCAGTTCTTCTCGCAGCAGTACACGCCAATGATCCCCATTCTGAAGGAGAACGTCCAGAACCCGAAGAACCTCGTGCCTGAAGTTGCCGCGTCTGGCTGGGTTCATGGCGGTATCCCCACGCGTTCGTACCTTCGCGATGTCAACTGCTAAACGAGTACATACCCCATGACACGATTCTATACTGTTTCTAAATAAATTATATCTAAACAGTGTAGAAACATGAATAATAACAATAATTCCGGTTCCATTGCGAACATGTTGAACAGGATAGTGAATGGGAACAATGGGAACATTGGAAACAATGGAAACAATGGAAACAATGCAGCATCTCGGTCTGCTGCCGCTTCTTCCGCCGCCGCCGCTGCTAAGAAAAAGAAGAAGGCTTCCATCAAGCGCCCGTCGGTGAGAGGACGTACTGCAAATCAGGTGTCGGTAGAATTAGATCGGTATTGTCGTGAAGTGATGGCGCAGAAGGTGATGGAGGCGGAAGAAAAGTGCAAGAACATGGGTGCGGCGATACAGAAGTATATGGAGAAGGCGGCCGTCGCCAAGCAGGCCTCGGTCAAGAGGGCAAAACTGACGGCGAAGAACCACCTGGCTGCCCTGAACGCAAAGGAGAAGGAGTATCGTAATCTTCAGGCCAAATATCCAAATTACAAAACGGCCAAGGTCAACACCGTCACCCGCAAGAAGCTAAAGGATATTCCTAACCGTCTGAAGGCAATTGCGGAGAAGAGGAAGGAAAAGGAAGCAGAGTTAGAGATAGAGGAGCAGAAAGCTCCCCTTCTCGCCCAGCTGGCGGCCCTTAATGCATTGGCCCCTCCGAAGAAGCCTGCCGCTCCGAAGAAGCAGGCCTCTCAGAAGGCGGAGATACCTATTGAGAATCAGATTGCCAAAAGTCAGAGTAATGTTTCCAAATATGCGTCGTTAAGGAGCAACGCAAAACTTAGCGAGAAGCAGCGTGCATCATATAAGGGCAAGCATACCCAAGCAAAGAAGAAACTAGCAGCACTCATCCAGCAGTCATTCGCCAGTAAACGCAATGCAGCAGCAGCCGCAAAAGAAGAAAAGAAAAATAACAACAACAATTAATCTAGATAAGAATGGGTACTACTGCTTTTGAGACCCCTTCAGCATTGCAACGAATTCCTTAATTTTCTGCACATTCGTTTCCACAGATTCACCAGGCTCTGTGGAAAGAGTGAGAACGGGAATGTTTGTGTTTTCAATCCACTTTTTGTGCTGGCGGTCCAATGCCTCCAGATATTCCAAGTCAATCTTGTCCTCGCCATGACGATTGCGAATCTTGATACGGTCCTTGGACGTCGCGGAACTCGTGGAAAGGTAGATAATCCCATTCACGGGATACTGGCGACTGAAGATATTGAACCAGTTGTCATATAGGTCCCACTCCAACATATCAATGAGACCCGTATCACGAAGCATCTCCGCAAAGACGTATTTGTCCGTGAGAACGGAGCGCTCCGTCATAATCACCTGCTGCTGCTTCACAGTAGGGTCCAGGCTCTCCACCGCGTCTTTGATGTTTTTGAGGCGAGTGAGAATCGCACAGTTCTGGAAGGTGTAGGCCCAGCGACGCTTGTCTTTGTAGAAGAGTTCCAAGAGGTTCTCTCCGTCGTCATTTTTGAGGGATGTCCACTGACCCACAGGCTCGTCCACGTAGTGAATGTCATGGAGGTGTTTGCGGATTTCTGCGAGGAGCGTAGACTTGCCCGCACCAATGTTGCCGTCCAGAGAGATGATAATCGGATTCTTGTGGATACTCATTCGTTGATGATAAGGAACGCGCTATGCTCTGGAACGAGTGAAATCGGATTGTCAATTTTTGTATGCCCCTTTTATCAGGAATGGCTATCTATCTGAGTAACGTTAATGATGCGTACGGACCTATATTAACCGCTCATTGGGAAAAGAAAGAAGATCCGCAGCACTATGATTATTTGACCTCCCAGTTCGTCAATCCCGCTCCGAAGCGCCACATTCTTGGCATCGTAGGAGGTAACGAAGTCAGCCTCATTCAGGGAAACATGGTGGATCTGGAATCAGACCTGCGAGGCATTAACATTCCGAACACATTTTGCCCCTGGCGTCAGTATCAGCCTCCACCGAAGCACCAGAAGGAGATTGTCCGCGACAACACGAAGATCAATCTGACGATTGATGTCAAGAAGGCGCACCTCCCTGTCTACCAAATGTGGGCCTACCCTGCTGTCGTGGCACCTGAACCGATTCAGAACGAGGTCTGTGTCAAGCCTGAGAAATATTAATTGATTTATTTTATTAAAGCAGTATAATAAGAAGAATGGCATCGCCTTGTTATACTACCCAGCAGGCCTTAACACGCCCGAGAAATGATCCTTTTCACCAAGTGGATGACATGCGTATCACCTCCTATGCGGCACGTTATTATTTAAATCCTCCCGCCGCAAACTGTCCGACAACGTTCCCCGTTCAGGCAACCACGCGCATTCAGAAGAGTGGTGATTCCTGGGTCGCAGGACAGTGGAAGACGGATGTAGAGTCGGACCTGAAGGGCATTGATCGTCTCGGCGCGCGCATTCGCTGTGACGCTGTCCAGTACAATCCTGAGACCAACCGAATGAATCATATTCCTCTTGCCAATGCCGAGGACGAAAATGTACCCCAGACCTTTGCACGCCTTGTGGACCCACCCTGCACGCTTCGTACGACGGGCTGGAATCGCTGGCAACCCCTCTTCCATAATCCCCAGGAAACCTTTGAGACACCATTTGACTTCTTCATTCCGTCTCGTGATATTGACAAAGAAAAATACAACTCGCACCGCGAAAAGACGTGTTTTACTCCGTATTGGCAGCCGCCTGTGGCCGAACTTGGTCACGAACAGGATATGTATCCTCCGTATCCGTTTGTTCAGACATAAGAACCCGTGTAGACAACTATGTATATCTATTTTTTATCACTCCACTGAGTGATAGGAAGTGGCTAGATCTCCTCCTCTTCTTCAGGCGTCAAGAGCCACATCTTGTGCTCCTTCATCTTCGCCATCTTGAGATGTCCCTGTACCCAATTAAAATGAACGAGGACCGCGGAGGACTGGACAGTGGACGTGTGGTCGTAATACATTTTCCCATTCGGATAATTCTCCAGAGGAAGCGCCTTCATCATGCATCCAGGCTTAATAAACCGATTGAAATACGACTGATCGTTGTTGTCAAACGCGCACACCTCATACTTCTTCTTCCCCTTTTCCGAGACACAATCGTATAACTCCAGCAGACGGTCACTGGATTTCAGGAACATGTACCCTGTACACATGTTCTTGAGATTGCGATTCTCCTGCGAATCATTCTGAATCCATACATCGTAGATGGTATCCTTCCACCATGCCCTCCAGTCCGTCAATGGGTCTTTCTGAAAGACGATGTCGCCGTCTACCAAAAGCACATGCATCCGAAGGGCGAGCAGGCGATAAATAAGTTCCAGCTTCAAATAACAGATTTTATCATATCCCTTCGTGTTCCATGGGCAGAAGGAGCCAAGCGTATTGTCTTCGATACAAAATGGCGAATAGCCAAATCGCTGCAATGCAGCCGCGGCCTTTTTGTCAATACACACCACAAACACCTTTTTGTCCAGGCCAAAGGCTCGCAGACTTTTGAGCATATTTAACGTATAAAACAAGTAGCCATAATTGGTGACGGTTGTCATGACGGTGTGTTCATCTTCTAATACAAAGGGCTGTATCACCTGTGATGTAAGGGCGATAGACATGATTCAAAGATGTCTTGCCATCTTTAGACCCACGAGGCGGTTAGGTTTGTCAAAAAAATTAAAGGTTGAAGCCAGTAGTATGGAGCTAGCCGCCCTATCAGGACTTCTAGGATTAGGATATCTCATATCAAAGGCGAGTAAGCCGAAACAGGCTGAAAGTAAGCCAGTCAATGGACAAGCTGCGGTAGCGCAAAACGTCCGATCCGCGCAGATGATTCCTCCTGCCGACCGCGAAGCACCCCTTCTTCAGCCGCGCAACGGCGGCGTGAGAGAGGGTTTCATGCCCGCCGCACGTGCTCCCAACTCCGACCCGTTAACACTTGCTCCCAAGGGTGCCTCGGCCACGGGTTTTGGTCCTGAACTAGACATGATGTACCAGATGCCGAACGGCCAGACGTACCCTTCCGAGCCGAGTCCTGGACCTTACGGTACTGCAATGGGTTATGCCTCTAATAAACCACCTTATGCACCTGGTTTTGTTCCCGGTACCGAACCCAAGCCTTCACCGATTGATTCTAATGTACCGATGATGGAATTCCGTTCTGATAACACCGAGGAGAACCCTGTCTACATAGACAAGGATTACGTCATCAGCCCCCTTTCGGGCCAGAGGATTCCTGCTAACGATTACAAGCACAACAACATGCAGCCCTTCTTCGGTGGCCGCATCAAGCAAAACATGTCGGCACATGCCAACGTCCAGACGTTAGATTTCTATAATGGAAATGGCTCTACACAAATGAAGAAACAGGAGGTGGAGAATATGTTTGAGACCTCTCGTGCTCCTTATGGTAATCCGTTTGGCATGGAGGACAACACCGATTTTTTCCAGTCACGTATCGCTACCCAGGCCCCCATCGCCCGTAACGGAGAACGCCCGTTTGAGCCCACAAGAGTCGGTTCAGGAATTGGCGAGAAGTTCGGCTTCGCAGGCAAGGGCGGCTTCCAGCAAATGGAGGTCAATGAAATCATGCGTCCCAAGGACACCAACGAGCTCCGTGTTCTCTCTAATCCAAAGGAGACCTATGACACACCCATGGTTCCTGGTGGACACTTCATCGGCACCAATGCGGATGTGGGTGATGTGGGTGAAGTTCGTAAATACAAGCCTGATACCTTCTATATTGACGAGAGCGGCGAGCGCTTCTTTGTCACCACGGGTGACCTCATCAAGGAGACGGTTCGTTCGGTCCAGGTCCTGCCTCATACGACGCGCCCAGAGACCTCTGTGGAGTACGAGGGTATCGCCGCTTCGCAGGATTTCGGCGAGTCCTATGTCACGGGTTCGTACCGTTTGCCGATGAATCAGCAATATGGTGGCGCAGGATATCGTAATGCGGACATGACGGGCTACTATACGAAGGACATGGATGCCGCGGAGGCAGATTATGGCAAGTCGTCTATTGAGATTCGCCCCAATGAGCGTAATGAGACTTCGGAGCGCGTGATGGCCCTCAATCCTGCACCAGCGGACAACGGACTCGTTGCGGCGCACTACACCGATGATGCTCGCCCTACACGCCGTGCAGAAACGACGGGTAATATTCGTATGACTGGAACGCCGATTAGCTTTGCGGAGCGCGCTCCTGCGATTACGGTGTGGGACCCGAAGGACATTGCTCGTACCACCGTTAAGGAGTCTACGATTTATCTGGACCGTCCTGGTGTGGCGGCGGCGGCCTCGGCGCCAAACCGTCTGAAGGTCTATGACCCTGATGACATCGCGCGCCCGACACAGAAGGCCCAGCTTTCGGCGGGACTGGCTTGGACGGGCCCTGGTGGCAATGGTGCCTGGAACGATGTGATAGACCCGACCTTTGCCTACAACATGCGTACGAACCCGAACAAGGAGCTCATTGCCCGCGGTCGCAAGCCGATTGGTGGCTCGGGTAATTCGGCGACGTTCAATGGTGATCCTGGTCGTCAGACGTCCAAGAAGCTGGATACCGATTTCATCAACGACCGTGCGCTGGCGATTAACCGCTCGCTGGACATCACGCCAGGCGCGGGTGACATTGGTCGTGTGGAGTACCGCGTTCCGCTGAAACTGGACATCAGCCGTGAGAGGAATCAGTACGACACAGTGGAGGCAGTGGATAACAACCCGCTGCAACAGAGCCTGCGTAAGAATGCGGAACTAGACGATGCGGCCATTCGCGAGTACCGTGCCTTCCTGTCGCAACAGTAAACTGGCACTTGCCTTTGGTCTCTCCCCGACGGTTTCTGAAATAAAAATCATACGGAATGATAGAAATGAACTCATTAACGAGCCTGTTTGGGAACAATGTGTCCAAGAACAAGAATGGTGCGAATGTCGCAGTCGTAAAGAACGCTATGGTTGCGAACGTTGCTGTCAAGAACGGTGCGATGAAGAACAAGAAGAAGAACTCCGTGGAGGTTGTCAATGCAATGGTTATGGAGAACATCAAGAATGGAGCGATGAAGAACAATAACAAGAACAATGTGATGAATGTCGCTGAAACGAAGGTTGTGGAGAACGTCAAGAACCAGATGGGTGGTGTAGCTCCTGTCAACTTCCGCTATCCTGCAAATATGCAACAGCCATCAGAAGCGGTGATGAATTGGGCGACGACGGCAGGTGCGGACATGCCGCCCGCCAATGAGATGCGCAACGTCGCCCATGGTGGTGCACGAAAGACACGCAAGCATAAGAAGGCGAAGAGCCATAAGAAAGGCAAGAAGGGAAATAAGAAAGGCAAGAAGTCGCTGAAGCGCAAATAAGAATCTAAACGTCCGCGACGATTCGCTACGTAGCGATGGACAAGACTCCCATTATTTTAACAGGTCCTCCTGGATGCGGTAAAAGTTACTGGATTCAGAAGTATGCCGAACAAGCCCGAAAGCAACTCTTTGTTTGCCCATGTCGCAAGGATCGTACGCTGCGTGACGGACGTCAGAAGCTCCATGTCTGGGCCCGTCGCACCGAGCCCGCTATTCTGTGGCTAGAAGGCGCCGATGATTTGACACCAGAGGCACAGGCTTTCTTGCGGCGGATTCTGGAGACGCATGCATCCGAGGTGCTCTTTATTCTAGAGTGTCGCGACGCAGGACGCCTTCAGGAGCCCATACGTTCTCGTTGTACGATTAAGAAGATGCATCAGCCAACTTGGATGGACATCGTATCCTATCTTCAGACACAGCATCCACGTGCGAATGTCCAGCAGATACACGACTATCTTCAGAAGAACGAGTATTCCTATCGGCGTGCGAAGCAATGCGCCTTCCTGCAGGAAGAGTATCCAGAGGAGTGGAATCGTATTTTAGCACACCGTGCGGAGGAGCGCGAAGTGATGAAACAACTTCATGGCGATCACCTCATCCAATACATCAAGAAGGGCTATAATCCAGAAACGTTTATTCATACGATTCTTCATCATGATAATACCTTGAAAGACTACGGTGCGTGCTTAGAACTATCGGGTTCACTCTGGGCCTTTTTGGGGAGTGCGTTATATAAGGGCGACACAACACCCAAGAGGGAAGAAGAATGAACAGAGGATCCGATTCCATCCTTTCGGTCTACTCGGATGCCCGAGCGGAATACACCAAGCAGCTCTGTGTCTTCCTTGTGCCCGCTTATTTCCAGTTCTTCATTGATCTTTTGGAGAAGGCCAAGGAGGCCAGCGCTCAGGAGCCAAAGCGGGCGTTATGGCAGTTCCAGAACTATCTGAATGAGATTCATGATTGGAACATGGAAAAGGTCAACCACGAGATTCATACAATTCACACCAATTCGGGTTGTGACTATCTGGACGATCTCCTCACCGCCGTCTTCATTGCCCATACGAAGGTGCTCACCGCCATTCGGCTCTCGGCAAATAAGAAGAAGATTGAAATCAATGTACCCAAGGTAGAGCATTTCCTCTTTAAGGTTCTCTGTGAGACGTCCAAGCTTCTTTGGAGTTCTTCGTATTTGTTCCGCGATGGTATTCCTGCCATTGAGAAACAGCAGAACTACCGTGCCATTGAGCAAATCATCAACGAGGGTATTCTACAAGCGGTACGAAGCTTGGTACCTGTGAAGTCTATTTTGAAGGACTTTGTAAACATGGACGCTACGGAAATGGGAGAGGAGGAGAGTGATAGTGAATCCGAGGATGAGATGGAGAAGCCTATCCAGCCTGTGGCTGCCGTTCCTGAGTTGGTAACGCTTCCTGACACAACTCCATCTCTTCCTATGGAGTCAGTGGAACCCGTGCAGCCAGTGGAAGCAATACCATCAGTGGAACCCGTGCAGCCAGTAGAAACGGTACCAGAACCAATACAGGAGGAGATGGCCCCTGTGGCAGAGGTGATTCCCCCGCCTACAATTGTCATTGACGCCAAACCCAATGTCCAGTTTAGCGAGTTTGATGCGGTTTTTGACTCGGAACACCCTGAGAATTCCGATCTAGTCTATTATCCCAAGGATAATGATGATAAATCCATTCCGGATTTGGAAATCCTCGACGATACTGGTATTCCTCTCACCGAGGAAGATGACTTTGATTCGTTGGACAAGAAGAATAGCGAGGTAGAGGGAATTGAATCGCTAGAGTACGAAGATCTGGGTGCGTGAGAAAGGCTGTGTTTTTTGTAAAGGGCAGGAGTAATGACACCTGTGTGGTTTCCGTGGATCGTTGTGGGAGGTCTCATATTTGTTCTACTGAGCTTTGTCGCTTCTAAGTACAAACAGAAGGAATATCGTGGAATCCAGTTCTTACAGGATTTTATCAGCGGTAGCATTCTGATTGCGTTTGTGGGTGTCTGGATGCCAGACATCTTTCCCAAAATGGAACTACCTATTCGTTTTTTATCAGTAACGGGTGAAGGGGACTCCGATTTTGATTTACAGGTTGGACCACCTCGTCTAGCTGGTCGGTGATAAATAATATCATCAGCAATATTTAAAATATAGTACAAGGATAGTAGTTCCATTATGCCCACCACCATCTACGACTCCTCTCTGATTACCAAGCGTCGCGGAGACAAAGCCGAGTCCGGTTCCTTCATCAATCGTATTACCAATCCAGTGAATCCAAACACAGGTTATGCTCCTGCATTAGGTATTTGGGACCAATCCATTATCAATACGGTGAAGAATGGAAACATGGCATATTACCGCAAAGGCAATGGCTGCACTACCATCAATAATGGATGCCCATGTCAGCCTCTACCAAGTAATTCATGTTGTGACACCAACTAAATCATTCATTATCATATGATTCAAGTATAATATATGTATGGTATATTGTATTTGAATAGAAATATTGTGTATTATGTACATGTTACACACCCAGTGAATACACGTCCTCTTTTTTGTCTACTTTCTGCTTCCACTTGAATTGCTCAAATACGGGGCGGTGAATTTGCAGAGCAGGAACCGCGTTATGCACATCTTGTGCGATGCGTATGTACAAGTCAAATCCTTCGTACTTGTCATACCCATACTTGTCTTCGTAGATGGTTTGTCCCTGGTCATTCACTGTCCAACTCCATAACAAGTTGAAGAGAGGTGAGTTCGTTTCATACATTTTCCACGTTCCTTCTTCGCTCATGATGGGTACAGCCTTACCCTTCTTCTTGGGCGGCCGCTCGTCAAACAAACCATCAATTAAGCTTACCGCCAAACGGCACAAATCAAAGGACGGATTCGGTGGATGTTTCGGTTTCGTTGGATCAAAGAACGGTCCGAAATTATACTGATCACCTGCATCCTGATTGGGCCAGTGGTCATCTGATACCCAAAGATGTGAACCCAGACGGAAGATAGAACGACCAAAATCAATGATACTGAAAATCTTTCCAAACGTGGGTACTCTCCAGACGGTTCCTTGTCGGTTCCGATAAAACAGGTACTTTTGTTTGGTTGTTCTCCATACAATATTGTTGGAATGCAAGTCATTGTGCGTGAAGCAGATGGTCTTCTGAAGGAAGGCGAGGACAGCGATGACTTGGAACAGCCATGCGATCCAGCGCGCTTCCCATCCCTGCGAACCACGCGCATGCCCGTCTATCTCGTCCTCGTCCAGTAATCCGTCCATGACACCCTCCTGTGCTTCCTGATAAATCAGTATGATGGGCATGTTGGGCATCTCCAACGAAATATCCATGTCCAATTCTATCGTGTCATCGCTATCTGTATCACTGTCTGCATCACTTCTACTCTCCTCGCTGCCATCCTTCCTGCTTTCCGAGTCCGATTCCTCATCCGAGGAGACGGCGGCGGACTCCACAGGAGACGGGACTACCAACTTGTTGATTTCAAATATGTTCTTGACGTTGTCGGCATGTTCTTCAATCGTATCAAACGTGAAAGAGTGAACCGACTCCAAATCCGAAGAGTCCATGCCCTGTTGGTCCTCGGAAAGCGGCTCCAGCTCAATTTCCAATGGCTCTGCGGATTCCCAGTCAGTCTCCTCGTCAAAGGGACATGTCATGATGTCTTTGCAGATTTCTTCGTAATTGGGGAGATTCTCCAAATCACCATCGGTCTTGGAGACAACCAGTTTCGCACTATGGGATTTCATGCCCTTCCAGAACCAACGACACTGGCGGTAGGTGTAAAATTCACTAGAGATGTTAAATTGATACGACGTACTAATACCGGTTGCGGAGCCATAGTACAAGACACAATGTGGTGTGAGATTGAGTTCTCGGAAGCGACTAAGGACAAAGTTCGCGACATTGTCTACATAGGCCTGATTGTTATGGCTATGTAACTTGAGAAGTGTATGCTTCCATGTCTTCTCACTTTGCGGCAGAAGTGGGTGCTCAGGAGTGATGTATTTTTCCTTAATCATATCAATCGGGTCCAAGAGGTGGACCACTTTCACAAAGGTCTGGCATGTCTCTCCCTGCTGTCCGTTCTGTATTTCCTTGTCTATTGTTGTGACGTCGTTACGTATCGTGGTCCAGATGCGCGGATTCTCCTCATTACGTTGGAGCCACGTATCCACACAGTATTTGGACGGCAGTGTCAAGTGCTTGTGAGTTAGTGCCGAATCGGGTATAGTAAACATGTCAATCGCGGGGTGATATCGCTGTAGATGATGGTAATGTGAGAATGTCTCTCGCTCATTGTCTGTGATGTTATGCGCCCTACACGGCTGATGGCGTAGAGTCCGAAGAACGGCTTTCATCTCTTCTTTTCCTAGACTTGTCGGTGCGTACATGTGGCGCACCTCTTCTTTTTTTATAGTACTAGAATTACTATGGCTGCGCCAGGTGGTATTAATGTCAATCTCCGGAAGTTTGCGATGAAATCCATTCCACAAGATGCTGTATGTGTGTTTATTGGCCGTCGCCGAACGGGTAAGTCTACTCTAGTCCGTGACCTGCTATTTCATCACCAAGAACTCCCCATGGGGTGTGTCATTTCAGGTACAGAAGAGTCCAACGGCTTCTTCAAACAAATTGTGCCCCCCATGTTCATTCACGGTGAGTATAGTCCTGTGATTTTGGATAACTTTGTCAAGCGCCAGAAGCTTGTCATGCAGAAGATTCAACAGGACAAAGAGCGTGGTATCGCCAATAATCTAGATCCGCGTGCCTTCCTGATTCTGGACGACTGTATGTACGACGACTCGTGGACTCATGACAAGAACATTCGCTATCTGTTTATGAATGGTCGTTGGCTCAAGGTGTTCTTTATCATTACCATGCAGTTCCCACTCGGTATTCAGCCCGCCCTTCGTACGAATGTGGATTACGTGTTTATCCTGCGTGAACCCTATATGAACAATCGCCGCCGTCTCTTTGAGAATTATGGGTCGGCCTTCCCCTCGTTTGAGTTTTTCTGTCAGATGATGGACCAGTGTACCCAGAACTACGAATGTCTTGTAGTCAATAATAACACCCAGAGTAATAAGTTGGAAGACACCATTTTCTGGTACAGGGCCGAAATTCACGGTGACTTCAAGATGGGTAAGCCAGAGTTATGGCGACAATCGGAAATGTTGGCGCGTTTCAAGGAGGAAGAGGACGTCAATGTGTTTGATGCGCGTGCCAATATGAAGCTGCGTGGTCCTGCCATTAACGTACAAAAGAAATATTAATTTTTTACTTATGATAAGTATTTTTTAATTTAAAAAAGAATATTGCTCAAATTATAAGTACGACAGTTTAGAAAATAATGTATTCTACGGTGCGTTTATTTCAGTATCCAAAAAATATTGACCTATGGGACTTTTTTCAAAAAAGACGTCCGGCCTAAAATTTATTTCTAAGTCTAGGTTATAAAAGAAATGGCCCCTACTCCGAACGTTGGTAACTTTGTTGGTGGATCTAACCTCCAGAAGCAGCAGATTGACCTGTTGAACTCGCAGGTCGCTGCTCTTCAGAGCGAGAAGGTTGATCTTACTGTATATGATGCATTTGTTGCTCAGACTGCTGCCAAGCACACGGCTCTAGATGCTAAGGATGTTGCTCACGAGGCTGCGATTGATACCATCAACGCCACGATTACCAACTCCATTAATGTTTCTATTGCTGCTCTGGAGGCAAACAAGGCTGATAAGACGGATGTGAACCAGAAGATTGCGGATCTGCTGTCAAAGGATCAGACCCATGATGCGCACCTGGATAGCATTGACGGCGAAGTCTCTGCTCTTCAGGCGCGTGCCACGGGTGTGGAGGATCGCGCTTCCCTCCTGGAGGGAAGAGCGAGTGCCCTGGAGGTAAACAAGCTTGAGGTGTCTACCCACAATGCGGCTGTTGCTCAGATTAATTCTGATATTAACAAGCTGAAGGATGATGTTCAGGCGATTGATGATGGACAGATGGCTCGTTTGACGGCGGTGGAGGCCCGTGCTACGGCCCTGGAGTCGGACAAGGCGGACAAGTCGGCGTTTGATGACTTTTCTGCCGCGACGGACGCCAAGTTCACTGCGTTTGATGACAAGAAGGCTGACAAGTCAGCCCTGGCTGATGCCGTGAGCACCATTGGTGACAAGAACTCGGAGCAGGACAATCGTCTGACCGCTGCCGAGAACGATATTGATGCGGTGGAGGTTCGTGCGACGGCCCTGGAGAACCGCGCTACTTCTCTGGAGTCTCGTGCTACCGTTCTGGAGGCTGACAAGCTGGAGAAGTCGGTGTTTGATGCCAAGATGATTGAGGTTGACGCCAAGGATGCGGCTCAGGATGGACGTCTGACGACTGCCGAGAGTGACATTGACGTGCTGGAGAGCCGTGCCTCGGCTCTGGAGGGACGCGCTTCCAACCTGGAGAGCGTAAAGCTGGACAAGTCGGCTTTTGATGCGAAGATGAGTGAGGTGGATGCCAAGGATGGGGCGCAGGATGGACGCCTGACGGCAGTGGAGGGACGTGCTTCCACGCTGGAGAGCCGTGCGGATGGACATGACTCGGATATTGCTGGTCTTCAACTGAGCAAGGTGAACGTTTCGGATTACAACGTTGACAAGGCTGCCAATGATGCCAAGAATACTGCCCAGGACAATCGTCTTGGTTCGCTCGAGAACCGTGCCTCGTCTCTGGAGGCTGACAAGGTAGACAAGACCGTCTATGATAGTAAGCTGGCGGCGGTGGATGCCAAGGACGCTGCCCAGGATGCTCGTCTTGATGCGGTGGAGGGCCGTGCTACTGCCCTGGAGTCGGACATTGGCACTCGTGTTCAGGCTGAGATTGATAGCAAGGTTTCGCAGGTTGTGTTTGACAGCGTGAAGGCCCAACTGGAGAACACGGACTCTAGTCTGGCTGCCGCCCTTGCCACCAAGGTTGCGGCAACTGTTCAGTTCCAGATTGATGAGTCGCAGAATGATCTGATTAACACCAAGCTTTCTAAGGCCGATTTCCAAGTTGCATCGGATGCTTTTACTGCTAAACTGGACAATCATGAGAACCGTATTGACACTCTCGAGAAAACAAAGGTTGATGCTGACCTGTTTAATTTCCAAATTCGTAACATTAGCGACCAGGATTACGTCTATGAGAACAAGTTCCTAGCGGTTTACGAGTTTATCCAGGCGATGCTGAACACATACACCATTACCAAGCCTGATGGTACTCTGTTTGAGTTCACTGGCAAGTTCCAGTCGTTGCCGACGGCCCCGCAGTACTTTGATGCAGCGGCTAAGGTTGCAAATGGAATTGTTCTCAGGATTTCTCAACTGCTTATGAACACGAAGCTCGGATTTGTCACGATGTATGCTGCGGATGGTACCACGCTTGCTCAGTTCAGCAGCAATGATATCAACGACGATAGCTTCACTATCTCGATCGCAAACCTCAGCTTTGGCATGTTCCCGCTTAATATTGAGTACAGCGACAGCCGTAACGTGAAGGTGTTTAGCCTCTGTGTTCCTAAGGCAAGCTATGATGCTCTTCCGTCTGCGTAAGTTAATAATCTAAGCATAAATAAAATAAAAAAGTAGACTATCCTATATGGTTAATAATTAGATATATTACTAGTAGAGGATATGAACATGTGTATTAGGGAGCAAGCAGGTATTGTGTTTATTGTTCTTGTGATTGGAATGATATTGTATTTGGTGTCACACCCGACAGTGTCCGAATCATTTGTAGACCCAGGTCGTTGTGGTGTGGATTTACCTTCGTGTTCTGGAAAGAATATACGGTGTATGAATGGCTACTGTAAATCGGACTTGTTGCCACCGTATCCCGCTGTGTCTCCGTTACCGATGACTCCGCCAACGAAATACCCCTACGCTTGAGGCATCTGTAAAATAGGTCTCACCTAACCATAAGATTGCATCGCCTGGTGGTAATTAAAACCTCACCATCTGCTAGAAAATGGTTCAGGCCAAGTCCATGGGATTAGGAGCGATGTTTGTTTTCCTCGTTGTGGCAGTCATTCTGCTACCAATGATTGTTCGGTATGTGAGCCGCGTGGAAGCAGGATTTACCGACTTACAAGTGGATAGCTATCCGTCTGGCCCATCGTCCGCGGACGGTGGTGTCGCAGGTATTCCCGCAATAGGTAATGCGTCTAAGCTACCTACGTGGCGTCCCGATCCGAACACGGATTATCTCTGCCGCTCCCCGAACGAAGATGGTAACCCGTGCCCCGAGGGATACTTCTGCGATGGCACCACTCAGTCCTGTATTAAGACCTTTGTTGGCAACATGGGTCCGTGGATGGGTTACTACTCTTAAGCGCATGAACGGTATGTTATGTTAGCAAAAACGAAATATGTCATGACATATTCTATTTTTGTTACGATTTGTATTCAAAACAAATACGATTTAATTAGGCGGCTCCACCACCGTGTTCTGCGGAGCCGCCTTCTCCTCACCTACGTCTTCCACCTTCTCAATCGTCACGGTCGGCTGCTTCTGCTCCATCTTTCGCTGAAGCGCAAGGTCACCCTGGCCGCTGAACATGCTGCCAAAGGAATCCGTGACGCTGGCCTGACCCTCGGTGCTCGCACCCATGACCTGCTTCGCACCTGCACCACCCTTCTTGCGCTCCTCAAAGTACTTCTCACGATTGTCCTCGTTCTCCTTGTACTTGCGCATGAGTGTGTTGAGCTGATCCTGTGCATACTCCTGCTCGGCAATCTCGTGCGGTTCGGGGTCCCACGGCAGCCACTTGCCGACATCGCCGACCAGAATGTTGTGATACTTGTCCTTGCTCTGTAGCTTCTTCGCCTTCAGCTCGGCCTCCTTCGGGTTGCCATAGACACCGCGGACCTTGAGACCGCGAATGGTCGTCTGGAAATCGTTCTGGGCATGGAACTCGCTCTCCAGCTTCGCCTTGTTCTTGTACAGGAAGTCGTCAAATGCCTCAGCAATCTTGGTCTTGGTGACATCGGTGCGGCTCTTCTGGATAAAGTTGTTGTATTTACCCATGACATCATCAATGCTCAGACGGTTCTTGCGACAAATGGCGGCCTGGTCAAACTGGTCATTCTTCTCCAGCTCACGGGCACGCTCGTCCAGCTCGTCGTTGATGTGCTTCACAGTATCCACCATGAACTTCTCTAGATTCTTGATCTTCCAGTCCACCTCATAGTTCTCAAGGAACTTCTTGAAAAAGAACTGTTCCTTCTTATCCAGTACCTTCTCCGGACTTAGAAAGCTCAGTAGTACATAACGCTGGCCTGGGATCTCCGTGTCTTCGTCCAGGAAGTCCTCTACTACGGTGGGCTGGTTCTTGTCCGTGCTCATCTTCTATGGGGAATAGAGGTTCATTGCTTTAAACTCGTAACGCGCAGAAAGTACGGATGCCATGGGTAAAAATAGAAGTCCACGGTGGGACGAGTTTTTTTCTGGGGAAAGAATATAGAAAAGATGGGCTACGGATTTGCTGAGATTGTGAACCGCATTATTAAGTACCTGATTGAGGGTCTTGTCATCGCCGCTGCTGCGATCCTGATCCCGAAGAAGGCTCTGCCGCTGGATGAGGTCGCCACCCTGGGTGTCCTGGCCGCGGTTGTCTTCGCCATCCTGGACGCTGTTTCGCCGAGCATTGGCGTGACGGCACGTCAGGGTGCAGGCTTCGGTCTAGGCGCCAACCTGGTTGGATTCCCGCGTATGGCGTAAGAAATCACCCATTTTTGAACAATCCGCCATCCAGTTGGCGTATTAACAAAAACCACCAAAGGAGGGTCATCAAAGTTTCCAAAAATCACGAAAAATACCGTATTTTAAAATGTTGATAGATATTTTAACATGTTGGTTAAATCACCCTGTAGGCGATATCATTGTTTCGTTTCTCACGATGCGACGGATAGTTGTCTTTACCACGGATAAAGAGTACCATTGGTTCTGATTGCTGTGATTTGCCAGTTTTATAACAGTCCTCTAATTATATATATATCCTTTCCTATATCCACCTGATAGATATGAATGATAGACCAGGTGTGTTTCCCGTGAATGTAACTAGTATTTGTCAAAAAACTATTTATTTGCAAAAAAATGCTGTTATCATCCTTACCTTCATTCTTATTATTTTAAAATAATATGGTACATTTTAGAATAGTATAAACGGAGTATAAAAGAATAAAAGTAAATTTATATAATAATAGGAATGTCAGATGCTAGTCTTATTACCGATTTAAATCGGGCTAGAACACTTGTTCGGTCACGATTCGTCCCGAGAATCATGAATGTGAACACTCCGCCCACAGAGGTAAAAGTAGCATATGCATTTCCAAAAGGTTTCGTTATTGAACAAATTACCAGTGACCAAGTTCAGGTAACAATTGATGGTAGTTTACATGTAACACAGAATATGGTGGTAGATGGAGGCGTTGATCCTCTTTATCTACAACTACAACCTACACAAATGGATACTCCTCCGTTACCAAGCAAAGGGACATTATGGGTAAAGGAGGATAATACGAGTGTACCACCAAATTATTCTTTTATGCTGGACAATAATGAAGTGTATAATACTTCCCAGATAAAACATGGTAAGTTTGCAAATCTCGCTCTTAGTACACTGTACTCCTGTTCAGATAAGATTCATATTAGTACGAATCTTGTGCCTACATTAGATGGCAAAAATGGAATAGCAGGATTTAATCTAGGCAGTGAGTCGTTTTATTGGAACAAATTGTACGTAAAAGATTTGTTCATTAGCCCAAATACGGTGCATATTGTAGACGACGATGATAATGAAATGAGAATCAGTTATGACATAAAAAAGGGTACAGCGATTATTAAGACAAGTGACTTTCAAGTGGAATCGGTTACGACAAGTAAAATCATACCTGGTCAGATTGATGCTTCATTACTTCCATTTACTGGATTAACCTTTGCCTCTAAGCTCAATATAGAGAAATACAAACGCGATGTATCTTCTTCTTTATTGGATCAATTAATGCATGCATTATATACCTTCAATAAGGAAGTGATAGAAACACCCTATGCAATTCCACATGAATCGGTAGAGAGTGATGCACATACATTGATTAAAAATCTTACTGGAAACTATTATATTGTGGTTACAACCACTGGAAATAAAACAACCGTTTCTCTCCCACGAGTACAGGCCTTTACTAACCTCACCAGAGACAGTACCGAAACGATTTTTATTACTTCACCTTTTTCACTTATTTCAGAAGAGCTTGTAGAAGTAACGGATGGTGATATTCTTATTTTCTATCATACCTATGTTCCAAATAGCATAGATAATAGTGTATTTGATATTTTTTTTGGAGTACAAAATATTAACTTTAGAATTCCTATTAGTAGTGTTGCAAACTCCAATATTATAAATAAAACAATTACATCAGACAAACTAGAAGATCTAACAATCACCAATCGAACCCTATCATCTGGCTCGGTGAACATCCGAACCTTGTCAAATGACGTATTACAATTAATTGCCAGTTCCACTGGTAGTGACAGCAGTGTTAGCACATTAATAACTCAATTACAAACAAAGATTGACAAACTAGAAAAATATGTGTCCCTCCTTTCCGATACCTATTTTATTACAGATACACTTACAGGCAAAACAGTAAATTATGATAATATTGATGAAGTCATTATATAATATACTCTATTATCATGGATGCTTGAATAATGGACTATTCCAATTTATAGGAATCAAGATATATCCATCATGATGTTGTTACCATTATCCAATAGATGATTTTGTTTTTTTATAAATGGTTGGTGTTTTTACTTTCTATGTGACGATTCTTTCTATAATGTTGGTAAGAACCGTCCCATTCACATGAAACAATAGGTGGAACATAAGCAATTCTAGCTTGTTTCTTTTCTTCTCGAACACCTTTTTATGCGCTCGTTTTTAGCAATTTCTTCGGCATGTTTTTCGGTGTATTGGTTCATTCTTGTTTGTATTCCTATACCTGTTGCCTATGTTATTCTATCTATTCTTTATGGGTATTCCGTTATTTCTTTATTGTTTTCATATCATAAATTTGCAAAAGAGTAAAAAGATGTCGTCTAGACAGTAGGAATGTAACCCCATCGCATATCCTGACAGATTTTCTCCCATGTTTTATCTTGTAGATAGAGTTTGTCGCGATTTTTGAGTAACGGAAAGCATGCCAAGTAATCGTCCATCTCCAGCAGTTCACAAAACTTATAAAGCACATATCCATACGAGAGGAAGTTGCGGCGACCCTTGGGACAATGCTTCTTAAACGAGGGCTGAATTTCACGGAACATATGACGTAGCTTCTCTTCATTCTCGCGAGACATAAACGGTGCGTTCTGGCCATTGAGACGATTGATGATATGAGGAATATGCTCATAATATTTGGAACACTTCATTCGTCTCAGAATCTCGCGAAGTTTGGTTGGCTTCAACGTACCCATGTTCGTAATTTGCTCTTTCTTGAGCTGAAGCAGAATCGCATCGTAAATTTCATTAGGAATTTCGGTGCTTTCCTTGGCCTGGAATTGTGCCAACCATTCATTGAAATGATTGATCTTCTTGTAGGCATAATAACTGATTTCACGCGGCGGATCTTTGTACGATGGTTTATCACTGTCTACCAGAATAAATTCCTGATGCCCACACTTTGAACAGGTGAGATTCGCCTCGTTGAGACACATAATCATCTCATTGTTACAACGTTCACAGAGCGTCCATGGGTCGTCGTATTCTTCCACCGTATTACGCGCCATACTTGGATCCTCCATCTGAAGATAATCGTTTAACAACTGATTTCGTTGAAGACCCTTCTGTGCCACACTTTCTTTTATCATAGGTTCTGTCTCCACCACCTCGTTCTTCTTCCCGTCTAGACGAGCCGCGTTTCGTTGCTGCTGGGCCTCTTCCTGTGCCACTTCTTCTAAAATTGCCAAAATGGAGCCAGGTTTGGCTTTATTGGTATGACCCATATTCGTCCCCTGACTAATCTGTTCCTGAATATCGTAATAGTTATAGAGAATGTCACCTGTGCGAAGATAATAATCCATGAGGTCGGTACCGTCTTCAATATTCTTCATTCGCTTTTCCAATTGCTCTACTTCACGCTCCCATTTCCACACCTCCACATCCGAGGTAGATTCTTGGATTTTCTTCTTGCGCTTCTCAATCTCCTCTTTGAGTATGTGAATGTTTTTCTTCTGGTCCATCATGGATTGAATCTTCTCATGGTGAATGGCGTCAAGTGTGGTGCGAGCCTCTGGATTGCTACGTTTCGTACTCTTCACTTTAAAAAATGCACTATCCCCCATTGCCCAAGCTTACACGGTATGTGTCAGGC